TTTTTCTTTGATACAGCTCCTTGATCTTGCTAGATTTTATCGTCCATGCGCAGTTGGTGTTATCCATCGTTCCCAGACGAAGAGCAACCTTCCTCTTCTCTCGCAGGGCTTCATGGAAGGCGAGTCGCCACATGGCCCGCTCCGATTTGCCAAAATCGATGCACTCGCCGGTAACGGGATGATGCATCTTTTTATCTAGTGGAGGACAGTCGTAGAAGAAAATTCGGTATAGGTGGTCAAGTGCATAGTGAAAGTCCATCGTATCTCGTTCGTCTTTCTTTGCCTTTGACAGCTTGTCGCGTTTGACCGTATGCATGGGGTAGATATGCTTCAGCGAATAGGACCACAACTTATTGGCGAGCTGATGTGGATCCGTCGGGCCAAAGATATGCTGTGCCCGCTTGATGAAGAATGCGCCATCGATGAAGATGGCCGTCTTTTCGTTTTCCATCGTATCCTCCCGGTAAAAATAGACAATAAAAATCCCTTGAGCTCGGCTTGCCCTGCACATATAGGGTAGCTTACTGTCAAGGGATGGACAAACATATGAAATTCGCAAGGCATCCCATCGATGTCTTACAGACATATATTACCATACATCCCTTGCAAATACAATGCCTAGAGACAGTATAAAAAAATTAAAGTTCCATTTTGGTACATTCTCTCCGCTCGTTAATGCGCTTTGTTGCAGCCGCCCCATCCTCGGGGCGGCTATTTTTGTTTGGTGAAGTCGACGTGGATCACGTTGCCGTCTTCCGTTTAACGGCGGAGGCGCTCTCCTGGCTGAGCAGGAAGTCGAGGTATGTGTCCAGCTGGCTGCGGCCGGAGGGGGTGAGCTGGCGGTACTTCTTCAGCGCGGCGGCCTCGGCGGGGGGCAGCGTGGGGGCAGCCGTCGGTTGTGCCGGGGCGTTGCCGAGCAGGTAGTCGATGGTGCAGCCGAAGATGGCGGAGAGCTGCAGCAGGGTTGAGTATGAGCATTCACGCTGGCCCTTTTCATAACGATTATAGGTAGGAATGGCAACATCAAGCGCTATCGCGACGTCTGCCTGACTGAGACCCTTGTTTTTTCTAGCCTCTTTGAAATTCAACAATATAAACACCCCCAGTATAGTAAATATTCTACATTACACAATGTAAATTTACAAACTACTAAAATTACCATATTGACAATTTACCAAAATGGTATTATTATAATAGCAAGACAGCAGAAAGGAGGGAGAGCATGAAAAGGGAATGGCTGGTTAAAGCCCGCAAAGAAAAGGGAATGACGCAAGCGGCGGTGGCTAAAGCTATAGGCGTTGCGGCCGTCACATACAACAGGTATGAAGCGGGGGCACGCACGCCATCGCCCGCCGTTGCGACCGCTATCGGTAGTGCATTAAATATCCCTAGGGAGAAATTTTTTTTTTTGGCCTTAAATTACCAAAATGGTAATTTAACTTAGCTACTAAGAAAGGGAGGATCACCACATGAGAAACAACATGATTGAGCTGGCAACGAGAGCCCACACATTGGACAGCCGTGAAGTGGCCGAAATGGTCGGCAAGAAGCACGCCCACCTTTGCCGCGACATCTCAGGCTACATCGAGGCCATGGGTCAGAATCCAAAATTGGATTCTGATACCTTCTTCATCGAAAGAAGCTACGCTGCCGGAACCGGCAAGCAGTACAAGCGCTACGACATCACCAAGCAGGGCTGCGAAATGGTGGCGAACAAGCTGACGGGGAAGAAGGGCATCCTCTTCACCGCCGAGTACGTGAAGCGCTTTAACGAGATGGAGCAGGCGGATGCGGCGGCTGCGCGCGACAGCTACATGATCGAGGATCCCATCGCGAGGGCACAGGCATGGATTCGCGAGCGCCAGCAGTACAACGACGCCATCACGGAGGTCGAGAAGTCGAAGCAGCTCATTGGTGAATTGAAGCCGAAGGCCGACTACACCGACCGCATCCTCAACAGCAAGAGCCTCGTGAGCATCACGCAGATCGCGAAGGACTACGGTATGAGCGGCAAGGCCATGAACGGGAAACTCCACGAACTCGGCGTCATCTACAAGCTCGGCGGGCAGTGGCTGCTCTACAGCAAGTATCAGGCCAAGGGGTACACGCACTCAGAGACGGTTGATATCACCCACTCGGATGGCCGCGCCGATGTGGTCATGAATACGAAGTGGACGCAGAAGGGCAGGCTTTTCCTTTACCAGCACCTCAAGAAGCACGGCATCCTGCCGGTCATCGAGCAGAATCAGCAGCCGGTGCTGACGATCGTGGGGTGAGCAGGATGAAGAAAACATACATCGACGAACGCGGATGGCAGTACGCCGTTCGGCCGGGGCTCGGGGGCGACATTTTCAAGGCGTTCTACCGCAAACCGGGCAAGAGCTGGCACGCGGTGCGTGTCCTGGCATGGTTCGCGAGTGAGCAGGAAGCCGAGGCCGACCTCGAGCGGTGGGCCGCCAAGAAGCACATGAGGTGCATGGAGGGATGAGATATGACGGAGCGCTACCAATTCCATTTTCGCCACATCCTCAAGGACGGAACCGTCCTCAAGGAGGGCGAGAAGCTGCCGGTCACACCGGCGAGCCAGGCGGCATTTGCCGAGGTTGCACGCATCCTCATCGCGGCCCGCAAGAAGAAGCAGGAGCAGAACCCTGTTGCTTGACTCCATTGTACCGGGAGGAGGTGAGAAGCGAAATGGGCAAACTTGCGCCGACCACGGCACAGAACCGGTATTATTTGGCCCGCATGGAGGCCGCGAAGACGAACGACCGACTGAGCAGCCGCGACGGGGCCAGCGAGGAGACATTCATCGACCGCAAGCGGCTCCAGCGCATCGAGGTCGGGACACTCGAGCCGTACCCCGAGGAAGTCATGATCATGGCGGACGCCTACCACGCGCCGGATCTGCTGAACTACTTCTGCACCACCTCCTGCCCGATCGGCAAGCACACTGTGCCGAGGGCGGAGCTGCAGCAGCTCGACCGGCTGACCATCAAGTTCCTCGCGGCCATCGACAACCTGCGCGGCACCGACCGCCAGATCCTGAAGATTGCGGAGGACGGCAAGGTCAGCACAGAGGAGCGGCCACAGCTCGAGAAGATCCTGCAGGCCGTCACAAGGCTCACGGCCATCGGCTGTGAGATCCAGATGTACTTGGAGAAGGAAGGAGGCTCAGGAGCATGACATTCAGAGAGCGCGTCGCGAGGCGGCGCAAGGAGCAGACCCGCAACCTAAAAAAAGCCGCGATATGCGCGGCGTTGGTCGGAATCGCGGCCATCTCCATCGGGCTGACAAGCCGCCCGGCGCCAGACACAAACCTCGTCGAGATCACCTACACAGTGCAGCCGGGCGACACTTGGTGGAGCATCGTCGAGCGTTTCCGGGAGATGGATGCAGATGACCGGTACATCTTCGACTACAAGCACGAGATGGAGCAGCTCAACAAGGGTGCCGACCTCGGCACCCTGACGCCGGGGCAAACCCTGCGCATCCAGTACCGGGCGAAAAATTGACACGCAAAAAGGCTCTCCCAGGGACCAACTGGAAGAGCCACACCATGAAGATTTCCCCAGAAGCGGGGACAACCAAACTCATTATACCAAAACGAGAGGAGAAACACCATGAAGATTTTACACTTGCGGCTCGAGAACTTCCGCGGCATCCGCGAACTCGACATCGACTTCAACGGCAAGAACGCCGACGTCTTCGGAGCGAACGGCACGGGCAAGACGACGATCGCGAACGCCGTCACCTGGCTGTTCTGCGACGCTCCGGCGACCGAGGAGAAGGATTTCAGCCCCAAGACGGCCGGTGCGCATGACCTGCACCACAAGGCCGAGATGACGGTCGAGAAGGACGATGGCGAGCGTTTCACCTTCGCGAAAGACTTCTACGAGAAGTGGACGAAGAAGCGCGGCAGCGCCTCACGCGAGTTCTCCGGCCATATCACCGACTGGTACGTCAACGGTGTCCAGCAGAAGAAAAAGACCTACGAGGAGACCATCCAGCAGGCCACGGGGGCGACCATCGAGCAGATGAAAATGCTCCTGATCCACGGCTACTTCCCGCAGACGATGAAGCCGGAGACTCGCCGCACGGTACTCTTCGAGCTCTGCGAGGAGGTCAACGACGAGGATGTCATCCGCGAGAACGGCCTCGAGGGACTCAGCGGAGTCCTGCTGCGGCCCGGCACGACGGACGAGCATTACAGCGTCGACGAATACAAGAAAGTCGCCGCGGCACAGCGCCGCAAGCTCAACAAGGAGCTTGATACCCTGCCTGCCCGCATCGACGAGGCGACTAAAGCGCTCCCCGAGGACGGGCGTGAGCTGGTAGCCATCGAGGCCGACCTCAAGACTGCCAAGGAAACGCTCGATCAGGCCATGGCCGCCACGGCAGACGCCAAGCATCCGGAGGGGCAGAGGTGGCGAAGGCCGTCCTCGCAGGCAAAGAGGCCGAACTCAAAGCCAAGCAGGCCGCCTACGATGCCGAGATGGCCAAGAAGAATGCAGATGCCTACGATGCGGTCAGCCAAGCCAAGCGCGAGCGTGACGAGCATGAGCGGGCGGCCATCAAAGCGGCAGAGGAAGCCAAGCGGGCACGCGAGACCATCACTGCCCTCAAGGATCACCGCGACGCACTCCTCAAAGAATATGCCGAGGTGCAGGCGGAGGTCTGGGACAGCGCTCAGGAGACATGCCCAACCTGCGGCCAGCACATGCCGGATGGCAAGATCGCGGAGCTTCGGGCGCACTTCAATGAGCGCCAGAGCGCACGAAAGCAGCACATCAACGAGCAGGGCCAGCAGTGCAGCAAAGACAAGATCGCCGCGCTCGAAGCCAAGGCCGCCGAGCAGGAAGCCATCGCGGCAGAAGAAGCCCAGAAGTCGGAGGAAGCCGCCAAGCGCGCAGCAGATATCGAGGCCAAGCTCCAGACGCCGCCTCCCTTCGAGGCGACGGAGGAAGGACAGGCCATCCTCGCCGACATCGAGAAGGCCAGAGGCTCCCTGCAGGGCGGCGGCATCGACGCCGAGGCACTTGCCAAAGCGCAGGCAGCCGAGAATGATGCACGGGCACACCTCGACGCGCTGACCGCCGAAAAAGCGGCCTATCAAGCCGCAGAACGTGCCCGCGCACGCATCGAGGAACTGCGGGCCGCCCAGAAGAAAGATTCCTGCGAGCTCGACAAGATCGAGGCGGGCCTCGACCTCTGCGACCGCTTCATCCGCGCCAAGGCGCAGGCCATCACGCGCAGCGTCAACAAGCACTTCAAGACCGTGTCCTGGCAGCTCTTCAAAGAGCAGGTCAACGGCGGCCTCGAGCAGGTGTGCAACCCGATGACCCAGAACGCCGCGGGCGAATGGGTCGAGTACAAGAGCAGCAACACCGCCGCTCAGGTCAATGCAGGACTCGAGATCATCGACGTACTCAACAAGCACTTCCACACGAACCTGCCAGTCATCGTCGACCGCGCCGAGAGCGTGTGCAAGATAGCCAAAGTAAGCGAGCAGACCATCCGGCTCATCGTTTCCGCGCCGGATGACACGCTCAGAGTCAAAATCAAGGAGGACTAACCATGATGAACAACCAGAAAAACAACTCCGCCCTCGTCCTGAAGAAGATGCTCAACGGGCCGGGGCTCCGCCAGAAATTCGACGATGTGCTGGGCAAGGGGGCTGGCGCCTTCTCCGCCAGCGTGCTGAGCCTCGTCAACGCGACGCCTGCCCTGCAGGAGGCCGATCCGATGACCATCCTCGGCGCGGCGATGACGGCGGCGACGATGAAGCTCCCGATCAACCCGAACCTCGGCTTTGCGTACATCATCCCCTACAAGAACCGCGGCCACATGGAAGCCCAGTTCCAGATGGGCTGGAAGGGCTTCGTCCAGCTTGCCATGCGCACCGGCCAGTACAAGACCATCAACGCGGGCCCAGTTTACGATGGCCAGATCGAGGACATCGACTTCATCACCGGCGAGATCGTGCGCGGCCGTAAGAAGAGCGACACCGTCATCGGCTACGTCGCCTACTTCCAGCTGGTCAACGGCTTCAGCAAGACGTTCTACATGAGTAAAGAGGACTGCATGAAGCACGCGCAGGAGTTCTCGAAATCCTACAAGTACGGAGGGGGCGTCTGGAAAACAAACTTCGACGCTATGGCCACGAAGACGGTCTTGAAGCAGCTCATCTCCAAGTACGGCATCATGAGTATCGACATGCAGGGCGAGGCACTTGCTACGGCCATCGAGAGCGACCAGGCCATCATCGGCGAGGACGGCCGCCCGCGCTACGCCGACAACCCGCAGCATGCGGAAGCGCCGACTCCCATCGATGCGGCAGTCGACGCCGCTGCTATCCCGCCGCGGCAAGAAGTCCCGCAGGATATCCCAATGCCGAATCAGGAAGCCGTGCCAGTACCGTCTGAGGCTGATGCGCCCACAGCCGACGACGGCCCGACCTTCTGATGATCGACATCCAGGCGATTGCATCCGGGAGCTCCGGCAACTGCTACCGCGTGAGCGATGGCAGCACGGCGCTCCTGCTGGATGCGGGCATCCCCATCCACCAGATCCAGCAGGGCCTTGACTTCCGGCTCAGCGAGATTGCGGGCGCACTCATCTCGCACGAGCATATGGATCATGCCAAGGCAGTGCCGGACCTTGCCAAGCGCGGCATCCTGATCTTCGGGCCTCCGGAGGTCGCAAAAGCGTGCGCGTGTCCATCCATCCTTTCGGGGCCGCCGCTCCGGCGGTTTACCATCGACACATGGAGCGTCGCCCCCTTCCAGGTCGAGCATGATGTCACATGCTACGGCTACCTGCTCGACAGCAGGCAGACTGGCGACCGGCTGGTCTACATCACCGATGCGGCGGCTGTGCCGTACACCTTCGGCCGCGTCACCTACATGATGATCGAGGCCAACTACAGCATGAACATCCTGTCCAGGCGGGCGACCGAAGGAACCATCAAGGACGAGCTGGCCGCGCGCATCGCGCAGAGCCACATGGACATCGACGGTGCAGTCGACATCCTGCGCGGGCTCGATCCGCGCGCACTCAAACAAGTGTGGCTCCTGCATCTGAGCCGTGACAACAGCGACGCCGAAGCATTCCGGCGCATGGCGCAGCGGGCAACTGGCGCCGAGGTTTATATCGCATAGCATGAGGAGGAAAAACCAATGAACAGCAACACCACCATCAAGAAAATCAAGATCATCGAGAGCACCGGCAAAATCGAGATTGACTGCATCCGCCGGGGAGAGCAGGGCGAGGACGAGGTCAAGGGGCTCTTTGCCGAGCAGGCGGCTCCGGAATTCTACGAGGCCATGGAAGCCCTCACCGTGCCGGGCGCGAACATCCTCGAAGCGCCGGAACTCGCAGCGCGACTCGTTCCCTTCGCGGTTACCTACCACTACGACAAGGATGATACGATGGGCGCGATCATCACGATGAAGCTCAAGCTCCCTGAGAGCAAGACCGAGATGGTCATCAACACGCCGATGCGCAAATGCGCAAAGAGCGACAACCCCAAGGGCGCTGTACTCACGGCAACGGCGGCACGCGCCCTCTGGAACCTCGAAGCCGAGGCGCGCAAGTACCTCATCGGCAAGCGCGCCCAGAAGAGTCTCTTCGAAGATGTCGACACGCCGAAGGACGAGCCGGAAGCCATCCCACAGGTTGTCTGATCATGGCGGCGCAAAAGAAAGGAGTTGGCGCACATGGCAGAGCGCAGGATGATGGCAAAGTCCGTGATTGAGACGGATCACTTCATGGACATGCCGATGAGCAGCCAGTGCTTGTATTTCCACCTGCTGCTGCGGGCAGACGATGACGGATTCATCAAGAACCCATCAGCGATCCGGCGCGAGGTAGGATGCGGCGAGGATGACATGAAGCTGCTGGTTGCCAAGCGTTTCATTCTCCCCTTTGATACCGGGGTCATCGTGATCCGGCACTGGAAGATTCACAACTACATCCGCAAGGACATGTATCACCCGACCGAGTGCCAGGCTGAACGCGGCCTTCTCACAGGCGGGGCAGATAAGACAGCTTATGCGCCGAAAGAGGGGGTGCAGATACAGGGACGCAACGTCATCGTAACAGACTCGTTACAGGATTGTAACGGTATCGTTACGGATGCGTCACAGGAACGTAACGGCCATGTAACGGACTCGTCGCGAAGCTGTACCGAACCTGTCTCTATAGGTAAGGTTAGGTTAGGTAAGGTTAATATATCTTCTTCTTCCTCTACGCGTGCGCGCGCGTGCGAGGAGGACTCGGATACTGACCGAGAACTCGGACATGTCGTCAAGATCTATGCCGACAATGTCAATCCAGCCTATGGGCCTATCGAGTCCGACAAACTGTTATCCCTCTACGACAAGTACCACGGCAAGTGGCTGGAGGCGGCCATTATCGAGGCAACCGAGTCGTCGACAAGACCGAATCTGAAATACATCGAGGCCATCCTCGAGCGCTGGGAGCGCGATGGCTTCCAGGCGAAAAAGAGCAAGAAAGGGGAAAAACATGATGGAAAAGGCAGGATTCATGGAGATGCTGATGGGGCAAAGTCCCAGTATGCGGCGTATTTTGACGGAGATGCGCAAGAAACGTGAGCAGGATCTGCGGGACGCCAGGGCGCGCATCGAAGAAATCCGCCAGGCCGTAGGGCTGGATCCGGAGGAGAGCTTCGACGGCATGGATGGCGATGACAACCTGCTCCTCGCGGCCAAGGCGATGCAGGAGAAGCAGCGGCACGATGCGCAGTGCGCCAAGTGCCCTTACTCCGTCGAGACTTGCGAGCAGTGCCGGTACAATGGCAGCGACTTCCAGTCCAGACGGTTCAGCAATCCCTACCTGCGCTGCGTCAAGCCATGCGGCAAGTACCGCGCGCGGATGGAACAGAAGCGCATCGCCAAGCTGATGGGCGAGAGCGGGATGGGCGTGCGGTTCCAGATGCGGACCTTCGCGACCTTCCACGAGGACGCGGCGACTGAGACGGCCAAGCACCTTGCGCAGGCTTTCTGCGCCGAGCTCCGGACGAATCCGCGGGTCACGGGAATCATGATGATCGGCCCCTACGGGTGCGGCAAGACGCACCTTGCAGCGGCCATCTTGCACCAGAGCGCCGAAGACGGCATCCCCGGCATGTTCGTGGTCGTCCCTGAGCTCCTGACGCGGATCCGGGAAGGCTATCGGGCGGGAGACGACCGCGCCGACTCCATCATTGACGCTGCCAAGAACACGCCGCTCCTCGTCCTCGATGACCTCGGGGCCGAGAAAGCGAGTGCCTGGGTGCAGGAGCAGCTCTACATGCTCATCAATCACCGCTACGAGCATATGCTGCCGACCGTCATCACCACCAACAACGACGGGCAGGAGCTCGAGCAGGAACTCGGCCGCCGGACGCTCTCGCGGCTCGCTGAGATGACGGTGCCCATCAAGATCAAGGCCGGGGATTACCGCATGAAGCTCGCCGGAAAGGCCGTGCGGGCTTCGCAGGCCGGCTGAACCAGGAAGAGAAGAACCGAGGAGGAGACAACATGAAAGACTGGAAGAAATCGAGCAAGGGGATGCAAAAGGAACGAAAAGGGGAGCACGGGACCATGTCGCAGGCCCTGTGCCGCGTCCTGCGTGACCTGGTATGTGAGGAGCAGGAGGATCCCGACTGCAGGAAGTGCCCGCTTCGCAATGTGGACTGCTACAACATGCATGATAACCGGGCGATGCAAGGCGTCCTCATGGAGCTTTTTGGCAGTCATCCGGAAAAAGTATGGGATGATGAAAAAGAGAAATGCCGCTCAGAAGCCACAGAATCGCCTGTAACGCCCGTCAAGTGCAATACTGGTACAAGTTATAGCATAGACAAAACCAAGCCCCTTAGAAGCGATTCTAGCGCGAAATCGGCAAAACTATACCCGCAGGACACTGAGGAGGACGAATACCGCTACATTGATGCCGGCTGGCTGGAGGCGGTCGCGCGCGGCCTCACGGCAGGCGCCGAGAAGCACCCGGGGGAGACATGGCGGCAGATCCCGCCAGAGGAACACGCCGCCCGCGCCATGCGTCACCTGAATCTCTATCGCGCCGGTGACCGCAAGGACACGCATCTCATCAACGCGGCGATGAGATGCATGATGGCCTACGTGACCGAGAGAGTCAGAGGGGAGGGACAGGCGTGACTGACGCGGCATTTGCCCAGGCAGCTGTTGCCACTGCCTGGATCGCACTCACCGTGTTCCTGGCAGCGGTGAGTGTCGGCCTGATCATGACAATCCGCATCATCTCGAAGGTGTGGAAGAAGATCATGCGACAAATCGACCAGGACGAAGCCGAGGCGAAGAGAGTACACGAGGAAAGGAGAAATCTGAAATGGTGATTGAAGCAACCTGCATGGACTGCGGCCGGACGTTTCGCTACAACCGCATCCGCAAGCCGAAAGAGCCGATGAAGCGCTGCCCGAAGTGCGCGCGGAAGCACTACGCCAGCAAGTACCTCGCGAAGCATCGAGTGGATATGCTTGTCAAGGCACTGCGAAAGGTGCAGGCATACTGCGCCGAGCATCCGCGCGGATGCCGCGGGTGCGACTTTTTGGATTCCTGGGGAGGGTGCCGACTCGGATCGTGCCCAATTGATTGGGATCTCGACGACGTTGGTGATTTCGACGAAGGCACCGGCACCAGCGAGAAGGGAGTGTAAAACATGATCAAGAGCGTCTACGCCGCTTACCGTGGCGACCGATACATTGGCGAGGGGACGCTCTCCGAGCTGGCCAAGCTCCTCGGGGTGAAGCGTCAGACCCTCGTCTGGTACCGCTATCCAACCGCCAAGAAGCGCGTCGAGAAGACCGAGGCAAACCGCAAAATACGGAGCAAGGGCGGCATCCACCTCGTGCTGCTGGAAGAGCATTAAGGAGTGGGCAACAGTGAAAGAGAAAAATCTGGACATGCTCGTACAGAAGTACCTCCAGATGAAGCCGCTCAGCGACAAAGATGCCATAGCGGCAATGCGCGAATACGCACGGAGGGAGACGGAACACTGGCAAGACATGTTCGAGCATGGTTGCAGCGACCCGGCATGGCCGGACGGCTGTAATCTCAACCTCACCCGGAACCACATCATCGCTACTTTGCGCAGCTTACGGGATCTCGGTGAGGATACGTCAGGTGAGTACGTCCCGCCGGAAGTTGTAAGCGGCCTTATGATTCCGGCTGGGAAGTGGTTCAAAGTGCGGTTTGATCGATTCAAGCAGACGGGGCAGCGCGTACAGGTTGCCGGTGCGGAAATTTCTTTGTTTTAGGGGGTGGCGAAATGTCTAGACAGAGAAGGGCGGTCGTCGTCATCGACATCGAGAGCGGTCGCGTCGTCAAGCGGTATGAGACACTAGGAGACGCGAAGAAGGCAGAGCACTGCACGGATGAGACGATACGCGACTACTGCGACCACAAGAAAGACGAAGCGGGGCTATACCGGACGTTCCGCTGGGCGGAGGAGGTAGACCGGTAGTGAGCTACTGCGACATCTGCAAGACGCGCGAGCACGTCATGAAGTTCCGACGCAAAGACGGCAGGGAGTATCATCTGTGCCGCGACTGCGCGCCGATACTCGCCGATCTCATGCGCGGCGCGTGCGCCATTTGCCGCCACGCGTACAAAGGCGATACGCTCTACTGCATGATCGGCAAGAATCTGCAAGAGAGGAAGCCGGACGAGAGCTGCGGGAGGTTTTATCCAGTACCTGTCAGGAGATGGCTTGCGTAAAACGCCGTGAGACGCGCTGACGTCGGCGGCAAGGGACGTCCGATGTGCCACGCATATAAGTTTATGCATGGTGCAAAACGGGCGCGCAGAAACGATGGTAGGAGGCTAGAGAAATGTCATGGGCGAGAAAGAGGAAACGATCTGAGAATATCGACTGGCTGATGCGGCAGACACCGGCACAGAGTGCAAGATTCCTCCGGCGGGAAGATGCTATCTATGAGGAACGGCAAGCGGCGAAGCTGCATCGTGCCGCGAATGACGTGTACAATCGCGTCAAGCAAGAAGCGATGCAGAGAGTAGAAGCTGAGCTGAAGAAGTTCAAGGAATCGGACGAGATGTGCCAGCACGCCAACAGGGAAGGAATCAGCTGGGCGGTATGTGTGTTCGCCGCCTTTTTGCGAGACGGGCATATCGGCGCGCCTTTCGGTGCGAAGCGGCTTGAGAAGTTCATCGCAGACATCAATGCCTACATGGTCGATCTGGTCAGATACAAAATCACTGGCGAAGATATCGCCGTTGCGCTCAAAGATGAGATTGGCATAGACCTTGAAGAAGAATTTGCGAAAGCGGATAAGGCGTCACAGGAGGCGGAGCAATGCAGACATACAGCATCGTGATTCCTGGCGACGCCGTGCCGCAGGGGCGCCCGCGCGTCGTGCGGATCGGCGGGCGAACCATCGCCTACGACCCGCCGAAGAGCAAAGCCTACAAAGCACGCGTCCGGCAGTACGCCGCAAGGAACGCACCGAAGGAGCCGCTGGAGGGAAAGGTTCAGCTCGAAGTACAAATCTTTCGGAGCGTGCCGAAGTCATGGAGTAAGAAGAAGCATGAGGCTGCATACGCCGGGCTGATCTGGCCGACAACAAAGCCGGACGTCTCGAACATCGTCAAGGGCATCGAGGATGCACTCAATGGCATCTGGTATAAAGATGATTCGCAGATTGTCCACGAGTACAGCATGAAGCGGTATGCGAGGGTGCCGGGCGTGGTCGTGAAGATGTGGGGAGGTAACGAGGATGAGACTATCGACTAGAGATTACATCACTAAAAGACTTTCAGAAAGCGAGCGCTATGCGCAGCTCGCCGAAGAATGCAACGAGCTCGGGAAAGCGGCGC